AAAATATTGCCAACATTCTCAAAAGTAGTTTCAATACCTTTGATTACACTCTTAACAAACTCAGTAACATCTTCAATGATGACAAGAATTCTAGGAAGGTTTGCGAGTAACCAATCCATCAAAATATATCCAGCAGCAGTTAAGAGACCTTTAAATACACTGCCTGCTTTTTGAACTGCTTTTTTCATCCCACCTTTTATGAATTTGACGGGATTTTTTGCTTCAACTAGAGATTCTGCTCTTTTCTTCTTATCAGCATCCATTCTTCCCTTTTCTACCTGAAGTCTCTCAGAATCTCTCTTCTGATCTGCCCTGATAGATTTGCCGATAGACTTTCTAATACCTTGAGTGGTCTGCCTAATAGAAAGCAGACCGAAGTCAATAACCTGAAGTTCGTTTCTAGTAGGTACTAGTTTCATTGTCCTTCAAATAGAGTGTATGAAAAATCTAAGTGAGTATTAAACAGATTCTTCGTTGGTATCATTGGAAAATCTGTTGAACTAGGATCAGTACCAACAGGATCATTTTCTTGATCTCCCGTTGGGAACGGGAGAACTTGAATATCAGGAACCTCATACCCAAGATCACCCATATCTAACTTTCCAGAGAATGCAAGTTGAGTCATTCTATTGTCCATCTTCATATTGCTAAAATCAATTGAAGTGGTTTGTAAGTTAAAAGGTCTGGGGGAGCTACTTGATTCTGGCATTGCGGGTCTGCCAGACTCATAAGTTGGTTCTGGTATTTGCTCAAACTGCTCTGGCGTGAATACATCAACATTTGTCAGATATTTCTCAGTTAAGGTAGTGGAAGGTAATTTACCAGTTTGCTGATACAAATTAAACAGTTGATTGATTGTCTTACCTTGAATGAGGAATCCACCCTCACCTCTCTCCATTTGAGCAAGTTCTTGATCTTGAGCAGCAAGTTGTGCTTCTAATCTAGCAATTTTATCTGCTTTGTTCTTTTCAAACTCTTCCCCAAATCCAGTTAATCTATTCCTAGCATTAAACAGTTGATCGTTTGTAGTTTGTCGTGCTTTTAAAAGGTCATCATATATTTTAATTAATCTAAAATCTTTTTTCTCTTCATCGGTCATCTCATTAAATTTATCTTGACGCATAACGCGACCATAGTTATCACCCAATCTAGTAGCAAAGATTCCTTTCTTCACATTACCTTCACCATATGTTGCTAACTGAACTTTATCAATACCCCATTCAACAACCTTTCCAAGAGCCCAAGTTCCAGCAACTACAAGACCAGCGACCAAAAGTCCTTTTAACAATAATGGAGATGCTAACAATCCAATTAATGCAGGAATCTTACCAAGTAATCCAACAAGCAAACCAGAAATAGCACCCATCACCAATCCAATACCACCATTCAGTGCAAGTGCGATGCCACCAGCAAGTGCTAGTCCCTTGAGAACATCACCTTTGATCTTCTCTAGTTCTTCATTATCTCCTTTCATCCATGCTTCCAAAGCATCTAGACCTTTGATGCTGAGGAAACCCATAAACAACGCTTCCATTGCCTTGAATAATCTATCAAAAGGACCTGCTGCCTTTTTCTTCATACTCTCAAGAGGTTTGATGAGAGATTTCTTTAGTCCACTCTCTAATAAACTCTCTTGACCAGACTTTTTCTCATCGTCTTCTTTCTTTCTTGCTCTCTTTGCGGCAGCATCATCTGCTTTTTGCTCTGCTTGAGCACCTTTCGTAATAAGATCTGCAATCGCAATCAGGTTTTTATTGATTGCAACAATATTCTTATTAATAGATGCGTATTCTTTAGCAGTCTGCTCTTTAGTTGACTTTGGTAATTTATCTCCTACTTTCTCTTCTTTCTTGTATCCTAAAATATTTTTCAGGATAGTTATCTTCTTTGCATTGTCTAGAGATCTCTTCTCTGTCTCGTTTACTTTGATACGGGTATTTCTTTCGATTCTCGCAAGCTTACCAATCTTGCTCTCTTGACCAAGAGTAGTTGACTTATTTTGAGTATCGTCAGATGCCATTAGCTTGCTGTGCCTTCAGATTCTGTTCCTCAATATACTGTTCTAATAAACTAAGATAGATGTCCCTTTCCCAAGGGATCATGTTTTCAATGTCACTCAAGGAGTATTTATGATGCTGCATCAAGGCGAAGTTGATCTTGTAATAGGCAACGATGTCCTGATGCAACATCGCTAACTGAAAAAAGATGCTAAGCCCTCAAGTGTATACTCTCCTTCATATCCTGTATTTGGATTAGTATACTTAACTGTATGAGACAGTTTGGGCATAGTATTAAAGAAATGTTCAATCTCTTTAAACTGACCAGAGTTCAATTGTTCAATGAACGCTAACCATTCTTTCTTAGTATGATCTTTTGCTTCCCAAGTTTCCTCTTCAGAATAGATCATCTCGATACAAGAAGCAATAACATCGAACGATGTATTCAAATCGATTCCATCACCAAAGTTTTGATCGATAAACTCATTGAGTGAGGGATACTTCATTCTCAAGGTGAGTTTATCATCTACCTTAATATCTTTCTTATGAGTATCATCAGTGATAATTTGAATTTCATCGATGAAGACCGTTACGGGAACCTTTGTCTCTCCGTCGTCTGCACATGTAAGGATGACATCGATGGATTCGCCCACAGATTTGCAGCGAACATTCAAGAACAAATATTCAATATCAAAAGTAGAAAGTTGATCTACTTTGACACCACGAGTAAGGATACAGTTGGAGAGAACATCTTTGATAGCTCTTGCAGTATCATCCATGCTCTCACTTTCCATTGCCATTACAAGGATCTTCTCTTCCTTGACTAGGAATGGGCGGTATTTGATTTTCTTTTTAGTAGAAGGAATAACCAACTCAAATGTCGGTGTCGAAATCTTGGGTAAAGGCATAATAAGTAATCAGTAAAATTATTTAGTTGGGGAATTGGAAACTCGCTCCAGTATAATCGTATCCTTGAGGTGCGTTCTTCCAATCAAACTGTAGACCTGTATTGTCTTGAGAATTGAAGATATTGCTCTTGAAGTCAGCATACTGTTTATTAGCATATGATGTATACTCAGTATCTCCAGAATAAACGAAAGGTACTGTTTGAGAGTCCCAAATATTCTGACCTGGCATCAACTTCTTGCTCTGTTCAGAGTGTGTATCCAAACTACTAATGGTTCCCATTATAAACCTATCATAGTTAAAGGTAACACTAATTTCAAGAATCTTGTTATTAGCACCATAATCAACCGCAGTTGGTGTAATGTTGATTGGAAATGCATTAATATAAGTATAGTCTATTTTCTGAAAATGATCTCTATCAAATTTAGATAGAACCATTTGACTACACTTGTAACTATCTGGATATCTCATCCTATAGTAATATGCCTTCTTGTCAGGTGATGCTTCACTTCCACTTGACATATATTCTTGCCATAATTGGAAGAATTTTAAAACTCTGTATTGAGAGTCCACATAGAAAGTAAAGGAACTTTCAGTGAAGATCCGAGTATGAGCATATTTCTGAGAAATGCCCATGTAATTTCCTTTCACCTGTGCCGTAGCAAAGGTAGCACCAGGAAGTTCTGCTCCCTTACACATCAAACCCAACTCTCTTCCGAGAAAATTTCTCGTCAAAAGCGGTTCTCTTTGTTGAACATAATTCAACAGAGGTATGGGAAAAGCACGAATTCCAAACTCAAAATGGTTGCTCGTTGCCACATTCATGAACAACGATTTAATATCCTGAGTGCGCTGCTTTCTAGGGTAGTTCCTTCTTGGCACGCTAAATACCTTAGGTTAACTGTTTATAATGGCATATAAAGGGAGATTTCAACCTAGCAATATTGAGAAATATCGAGGAGACCATCGCAACATTATTTATCGCAGTTTGTGGGAACGAAAGTTCATGGTGTACTGCGACCGTAACGAGAACATTTTAGAGTGGGGTAGTGAGGAAATCATTATCCCATATCGTTCACCTCTCGATGGTAGAATCCACAGATACTTCCCCGATTTTTATATCAAAGTTCGCGAATCTAACGGGAGTGTCAAAAAATATATCATTGAAGTGAAACCAAAGAAGCAGTGTGTTGAACCCAAGGTTCAGAAAAAGCGTACTCCAACATACATTCGTGAAGTTGCTGAGTATGCCAAGAACCAAGCAAAGTGGAAGGCTGCTAAAGACTATTGTGAAGACCGATTACTTCAATTTAAGATCTTAACAGAGGACAACTTAGGTGTATGAGCAGGTTACAAGGTATTGTAGATAATTTCGACGGGACTGAACAACCCGACGATATTATGCAAGAACTTATATCAGTATTGACAAATACTGAATTAGTCCCCGAACCAGGAAAGTTCTATACCTTTATATACCAAGCAAAAACTCCTAATATTGAATATGATGAGTTCCCACTGATTGCATGTACTGGAGTATCCAGAACAGGATTTACAGGATTTAACTTTCATTGGGCATTGCCCAGGCAGTATACCTGGGAAGAAGTGATCGGACAACTACATGAAGTGTATCCAGATGAGGTTGAGGATGCACGATCATTATCATATGCCAAATTCAGAATCTCTGCCTAAATAGCAAATAAAAAGGATGGCTAAACCTCCAAAGTTACTGAGATATCCTCTGGATGTCATTGACTCCACAACGGACTATATGTTCGTCGAGGTTTTGAAGTATGAACCTGGCGGAGTCCCTTCTTTTGCTGGTGCTGGAAGTGCCAACCAAGCAACATCACAAGCAGCAGATAGTTTAGCAAATCAACTAAGAGGAACTACAACAAAACAAAGCATTGTTTTGCCAATGCCCAACTCTATTGCAGCAGTCAATAGAACTGGATGGGGCGAGTCTAGATTATCTGCTCTTGCTGGTTCTGGTCTAAAAGCAGCAGGTTTAGCAGTAGATGCTGTGACTGGAAGAGTTGGTAACCCTGCCGCTGTCGCTGAAAACTTTGCTGATGAACAACTGAAAGGTATAACTGGTGGAGGAATGGGCATTGATTTGATGCGTAATTACTTTAAGAGTAAAGCACAACTGAGCATCGTCAATGCAATTGCAGGAACAAATATTGGACTGAATGATGTTTTGGGAAGACAGTCTGGGCAAATTGTAAACCAGAATGTCGAACTTCTATTCAACGGCGTCTCTATCAGACCCTTTGGATTTAACTTTGATTTTGTTCCTAGAAACGAAAAAGAATCTGAGATAGTATTACAAATTATCAAAACATTCAAGAAAGCAGCAGCACCCAAGAAGGGAACACAAAATGCTTTCTTGCAGGCACCAGATGTTTTTAGACTAACCTATAAGAAAGGAATTGGTGACCAAAGGTTTCTAAATAAATTTAAGATCTGTGCTCTAACGAGTGTTGGTGTTGATTACACTGGATCTGGTATGCACGCCACATATGAAGATGGCACACCAGTCCATTACAAATTGAACTTATCATTTACTGAACTTGAACCCATTTATGCTGAAGATTATGGCGACGACTTCGACGATGTAGGTTTCTAATGGCTAGCGTTTCATACTTCAGTTTCTTACCAAACTTCCAATACATCAATCCTGTTCAAACAGGCGGGAGAAAAAAACAATATGTGGAAGCAAAGAATCTCTTCATGAGAATGAAGATCAAAGATTCTGCTGCACAGTTTACTACAAATTTTACAAAATATAGTATTGAGGAAGGAGAGAGACCTGATAATGTTGCTCTGAAACTATATGGCGATCCAAACTATGACTGGGTGGTTCTTCTGACTGCAAATATCATCAATGCCAGAGATGAATGGCCTCTTTCTACTAGACTGCTCTATGATTATGCGGCAGATAAGTACGAAGAAGATTTAAACGCAACCCGTCACTACGAGACAAAAGAGATTAAAGATAGCAAAGGTAGACTGTTGTTACCTGCTGGACAAGTTGTAGACTCTACATTTAGAATCCCAGATCCAGAAAACCCTGGTCTAACAATCAACCCAACAGTAGCAGTATCTAACTGGTTGGTGGAAGTAAGAAAAAATAATGAAAAACGAACGATTAGGGTACTCAGAAAAGAATACCTGTCATCGTTCGTTGGGGAAGTAAGAGATTTCTTGCAATATCAAGAATCCTCTCAGTTTGATTCAGCAACTGGTCAAAAAGTTGCTTTCGAGAATATTTAAAGAAGACTCAGCAATCCATTAACGCTTCTCTTTGCGTTAATGTCAGAATAGGGAACTGCAGGATTGTCAAGAAGTTCTGGAGTCTGCCCTCTCATGTTGGCGACTCTCGTGATCTCCTCGTTCTCCTTGTCCGTTGCGAGATAGCGACTCTCTAGGATTGAGGTCGTTATTTCTTTCGCACTTGCAAGATCCACATCCACAGCTGAACTTGAGTGGTTGTACTTCCATGCGTTTCTGAATACTGTAGTTGGTAAGGCAGTATGATCGATTAGAGCATACTCTGCCGTAGGGACATCCTTTGCGATAATATCTTCATCAGATAATACGCACTGTTCTGAGGGGATGACGACATTGCAGAAGCCATCATCTCCATTGTATACGATGACTTGTCTTGACATTAGACTGCTGTAGCAACTACGACATTTGTTGCGGTAGGATAGATAAGCAATACCTTAGTTCTAGCATCGCTATCATCTCTACCATATACCTCAATTTTGCTAGTACCACCGCCAGGAAGATCAAAGGTGGCAATATAATGATTAGCTTGGAGAGCCATGGATTATAAGAATAATTTCTACTAACCTATTTATCAACAATAAAGTCACCAATTACGAGAGTGTCGATATCCATCTTAAGAAAGGATGTGATAGCATGACATGGGGTCTCCACAATAGGTTCTCCATTGTCATTAAAAGAAGTGTTTAATACTACTGGAAGATCCAATTTGCCAAGCAATTCATAAACTCTAGAGTTCTGAGATTCAGTTACTGTTTGAATACGGCATGTCTTATCGGCATGAGTAATAGCAGGTAACTTATCAGTCTTAGATGTTTGACAATATAACATGTATGGAGTTACAAATCCTTCCTCAAAATAATCTGCAACATCTTCTTCTCTAATAATTCCAGCGAAGGGACGCCACTCCTCACGATGTTTGACTCTTTTATTGATAATATCCTTGTTCTCTGCCTTTGTAGGACTCATAAAGATAGATCTAGATCCTAATGCTCTGGGACCATGTTCAGATCTGCCTTGGAACCAACCAACAATCTTTTGATCTTGGATTCTATCTGCAACATCATTTACATCATAGGCAGAATACTTTAGACCAAAAGCATCGAGATAAGATTTGATCTCCTCGTTTGAATACTCTTTACCCAATAGGGCAAGGTTGTCTGGAAGTTCAATCGTTTCTCCCTCCTCAAAACATCCCCAGATAGCAGCACCAAAGTGGATACCAGCATCATCTGTGAATGGTGGGATGTGTATATTATCGAACATACCACTCTGTTTGATTAGAGTGTTGGTGACAATATTCAGGTAGGAACCACCAGCAAAACAGATAGTATCATCTAAATGATACTTCCTCAACTCTTTCAACCACGCCAACATAGCATCTTCAAAGAGTTTCTGAATCCATGCTGCAGCATCTGCTGGGGTCTTAGGAACTACATTCCAACCACCCTCGGGAAATGCAACATAGGGCACCGTATGATTGATGACCGAGTATTCTCCTGCATATTCATCCAGAGAACCATAAGCAGATAATCCCATAATCTTTCCAACTGAAGAAATACAGTCGGTCCAATCAGTTATTGCCTTTTGTCTTATAGTTGCGTATATTCTAGATGATACATGTGAGTAGAGATTGCCAAAGTTATTGACATTCTGCTCTGGCATATTATACAATCTGAAGACTTTCTTCTCTTTATTAAAATATCCTATTGAGTTATTTTCTGCAAAGAATATATTGTTCTGATATGGATCATATAGACCAGATCCACCACCATCTACTGTTAGAAATGTCCCCTCATTAAAAGGGGAAGTAAAAACAGTAGATGCAGCATGTGCTTGATGGTGTCCGCAGAATCTAACTTCTGCTTTTGGAAACTCTGGTCGAACAAACTTCAGGATAGTCTCTTCATTGTAATGAAAAGAAACTGCTGTAGAATATGTTGTGACATAGTAAACAATATCTACATCGTCAGGAGATATACTAGCAGTTTCCAAACAATATTTTATGGCATTTTTGGGGAAGTTCCCATCATATTTGATTCGAGATAATCTCTCTTCGTTTATGCTACAAATATGCTTACCGTCAATAAAAATGCTGCAACCAGCGTCATGCTGGGCAGCATCATTAATGGTATTAGTGTCGGGATTAGTTACATTGGCAGCAGAAGGGTGATTGATATCACCCTTTTCAAAAGCACCATAAATGCCAACAATGATCATTCTTCAGCGAGTTTCTGGAAATAACTAAGGGCATCATCTTCTTCGATGGCACCACCCATGTCTACTTTGCCAGCAACAGGATCCTTGCTAAAGTTGGGAGTAAAATCAGTCTCCTCATCAATAGTCTCGGGATCGGGTGCCTTGGGAGTAGCAGCAACGCCAAGAACATAATCAAGACGCTTCTTCAGATCCTCATAGGACTTGAATTGCTCAGGTGCAACCAGTTCAGCAAGAGAATACTGCTTCTTCCAGATTGCTTCCATGGCATCGTCATCATCCAGGAGAGCACCAGGACGAGCGAACTCGGAACTATCATAGTTCCAGTAACCAGCAACTTTCTTGATCTTGATCTTGAAGTCGGCACCTGCCCAGAAGTCGAAGGGGTTGATAGGTTCTTCGTCTTCAAACTCAGGTTGCATGGCAGACATGACCTTATCAAAGATCTTCTTACCAAACTTGTAGAGGAATACACGACCCTCATTGTCAGGATTGGCAGGATCCTTGACGACATAGATGTTAGCGTAGTAAGAGAGCTTACGCTTCTGCTTACGAGCAGTCTCTTTGTCAGAATCAATGCCACTGTTCCAGAGACTGGAGTTCAGTTCAGAAACAGGGTCCTTGCCACCGTTGGTGGTCAGGGAATTCTCGATGTACCAACCGCCAGGACCTTGGAAGGCATGGGAGTACATTTTTGCCCACGGCAGATCTTCGCCGTTAGGAGCAGGGAGGAAACGGATAACAGCATAACCGTTGCCAGCTTTATCGACCTCTGGTTTCCAGAGACGATCATCAGACGCGCCACCTCCTTTATTGGTTTTTTCGACTTCCTTGACCAGTTTGGCGGTCAGGGAACCAAGGGAGGATTGCTTTTTAAGGGATGCAAATGACATTTGATTTGGCTTGTGTAAATTGGATTTGGTCTTTACGGGTCTATTATAGGGCGGACCCACGCCCAGTGTCAAGAGATTTGTTCTCTGACTTTTTCTAGGGTTTTCTGCATGTTCGCAAACAAGACCCCGCAGTCAACATCTTTGGGGAAACCCATCATAACAGCAGATTTACGAACATTCTCGCGCATTTCTCTTGCACGAGGGTCATCAGAGAGTGACATCCGTGTATAAAGATTTCTCTGCAAGAGAAATGCGCGAGAATGT